CAGAATTTCCTCTCCGGTGAGTGTCTGGGCGGACATCTCCTTCGCGAGCGGCATACGTCACCAATAAGCAGCCAGGTCCACGCTGCCGACACCGCGTGACTATCGCTTCGACCGAGACCCGACATGCGCGACGACCTCGAAGCTGAAATCCGCAAGAACGCCGAAGGGCCGGCCAAGGCCTCCGGCGACGCGGGGAGCGTGGAGCAGCACCCGCTGCCCGACCAGATTGCGGCCGACCGCTACCTGGCGGCCAAGGACGCGGCCCGATCGAAGCAGCGCGGGCTGCGGTTCAACAAGTTCGTGCCCCCGGGGGTCCACTGAGTGTTTCGCTGGTTGTCCAATCTGTTCACGCCCAGAGCAGCGGGGCATCCCCCGCGTCGCGCTCCCCGGCTGCTCCGCGCCCGCTACGACGCGGCGGTGACCACGGACGACAACCGCCGCCACTGGGCCAACGCCGATGGCCTCTCCGCCAACGCCGCCAATAGCCCTGAGGTGCGGCGCATCCTCCGCAACCGTGCCCGCTACGAGGTCGCCAACAACAGCTACGCCAAAGGGATCGTCCTGACACTAGCCAACGACGTGATCGGCACCGGACCCCGCCTGCAGATGCTCACCGACGACGCCGAGGCCAACCGCCGCATCGAGCAAGCCTTCGCAACTTGGTCCAAGTCTGTCAACTTGGCCGAGAAGCTCCGCACCATGCGCATGGCCCGGGCCCAGGATGGTGAGGCGTTCGCCATCTTGACCAACAACCCGAAGCTGCCCACCCCGGTGCAGCTCGACCTGCGGCTCGTCGAGGCCGACCAGGTGGCAACGCCGGACCCCAAAGCCCTGGGCGAAAACGCCGTCGACGGCATCGTCTTCGACGCCTTCGGCAACCCGGTCGAGTACCACGTCCTGAAAGAGCATCCCGGCGAGGCCATGCGGCGGTTGGGAACCGAGTACGACCGCATCCCCGCCGCGGCCATGTTGCACTGGTTCCGGGCCGACCGGCCGGGCCAGGCGCGGGGTGTGCCTGACATCCTGCCGGCCCTGCCGCTCTTTGCCCAGTTGCGGCGGTTTACGCTCGCGGTGATCGCGGCCGCCGAGACCGCCGCTGACTTCGCCGGCATCCTGTACACCGACGCCCCGGCCGGCGGCGAGGCCGATGCCGCCGAGCCGTTCGAGCCCATCGAGCTGGAGCAGCGGGCTCTGGTCACCATGCCGGGCGGCTGGAAGATGAGCCAACTGGAGGCGCAACAGCCCGCCACGACCTACGCCGAGTTCAAACGCGAAATCCTCAACGAGATCGCCCGTTGCCTGAACATGCCGTTCAACGTCGCGGCCGGCAACTCGTCGGGCTACAACTACGCCTCCGGCCGGCTGGACCATCAGACTTACTTCAAGGCCATCCGCGTCGAGCAGGCGCACCTCGAATGCGCCGTCCTCGACCGCATCCTGGCTGCCTGGCTCGACGAGGCCGCGCTGATTCCTGGCTTCCTGCCTGCCGGCCTCGGTCCCATTGCCGACTGGCCGCACCAGTGGTTCTGGGACGGCCAGGAACACGTCGATCCCGCCAAGGAAGCCAGTGCCCAGGCGACGCGCCTGGCCCATCACACGACGACGCTGGCCCACGAGTACGCCCGACAGGGCCGGGACTGGGAAGAGGCCCTACGCCAACGAGCCAAGGAACTGGCCCTGATGCGTGAGCTGGGCCTGACGCCGGCACAGGCCCAGCCGACGGCGGAACTGGACGAAGAGGAACCTGACGATGACGAAGCCGAACGTACTGAGCAAGCCCCTGGAGAGCCGCAGGCTGAACCTGCTGGCCGCCGCGGTCGAGCTGGAAGCGGCTCCGGGCGAAGGGGACGCCCAGAAGCCGCGGCGCTTCACCATGACCGCCTACACCGGCGGGGCGATGCAGCTGGCGGGCTGGCGCTATCCGGTCGTGGTCGACCTGGCCGGCCTGGACACCGGCCGGCAGCGTCGGCCCATCCTGCTCGACCACCAGCGTGACGTGGACTGTGTCTTGGGCCAGACCGATTCGGTCGCGGTGATGAACGACCAGCTCATCGTCGCCGGCCACATCCTGGGCGATTCGCCCAAGGCCCGGCAAGTGATGGCCCTGGCCGACAAGGGCTTCGCCTGGCAGGCGTCCATCGGGGCGCGGGCCGAGCAAGTCGAGTTCCTGCCGGAGGGGAAGACGTCGCAGGCCAACGGCCGGGAGTTCGCCGGGCCGGTCAACATCGTCCGGCGGGCGACGCTGGGGGAAATCAGCTTCGTGGTGCTCGGCGCGGACGAGAACACCTCGGCCCAGATCGCCGCCACGCAGGAGGGGGCCGATGGGGACACGCCAGGGCCCGAGCTTGCTGATAGCCATCCGGCCACGGCGTCGGCCCAAGCAGAGGTGGCCGCCATCCGGGCGGCCGCCGCGGCCGAGGTCCAGCGGATCGCCGCCATCCGCAAGCTCTGTGCCGGGCAGCACGCCGACATCGAAGCCAAGGCCATCGAGCAAGGCTGGGACCTGAGCAAGACCGAACTGGCATTGCTGCGGGCCTCTCGCCCGCAAGGGCCGTACCTTGCCGGCGGCGCTACGAGCGACCGCTACTCCACGGCGCAACTGTTGGAAGCGGCCCTGGCCTTGACCCGCACGCCCATGCACCCGGAGCGCCACTACCCGCCCGATCTGTTGCAGGCCGCCGAGGACCGCTTCGGCCGGCGGCTCCGCATCCGCCATGCCATCTACCTGGCGGCCCAGGCCAATGGCTACACCGGTCCTCCGTTCATCGACTCCAGCAACCTCCGCGACGCCCTCTACTACGCCTGGACTGTGCCGCTGACCTTGCGGGCCTCGGGGGCCAGCACCCTGTCGCTGCCCAACATCCTATCGAATCTGTTGAACAAGGAACTGCGGGAGGCCTACCAGGAGCAGGATCAGACCTGGCGTGACATCGCCGTCGTCCGCTCGGTCAGCGACTTCAAGACCGTCACCAGCCACCGCCTGCTGGACAACCTGGAGTATGAGGAGGTCGCCCCCGACGGCGAACTGAAGCACGGCACGGTGTCGGAGGAGACCTACACCCGGCAAGCCCGCACCTACGGCCGGATGTTCGTGCTGACCCGCGACAAGATCATCGACGACGATCTGGGGGCGTTCGACGACATCCGCACGCGGCTAGGGGCCGGGGCCGCCCGCAAGCTCAACAGCGTCTTCTGGAAGACGTTCCTCAACAACGCCAGCTTCTTCACCGCGGCCCTGGGCAACTACATCACGGGGGCCGAAACGGCGCTGGGCGACGACGGCGTAGGGCTGCAGAAGGGGATCACCGCTTTCCGGAAGTTGAAGTCTCCCGACAAGAAGCGGATTGGCGGGGTGCCGACGATCCTGCTCGTGCCGCCGGAGTTGCAGTTCGTGGCCCAGCGGCTCTACCAGAGCACCACGGTTGATCCCGGCAGTGGTGGCACGCTGGGCACGGCCAACATCCACGCCGGCCGCTACCGTCCGGTCGTCGCCGACTGGCTGAGCGACCCGGAGTTCGCCGGGTCGAGCGCCAAGGCGTGGTACTTGTTCCGCGATCCGGGGGTGTTAGCTCCTGTGGTCGTGAGCTTCCTCGACGGGGTGCAGACGCCGACGGTGGAGGCGGCGGAGGCCGACTTCCACAAGCTGGGGATGCAGTTCCGCGGGTATTTCGATTTTGGGGTTGATCTGGCCGAGCCGTTGGCCGGGATCAAGAGCAAAGGCGAAGCGTAGGAAGGACCGATGGCCCAAGCTGTGTTCGTTCACGCAGGCGCGTCCATCGACTACACGCCGGCGGCCGACGTGGCGGCCGGGGACGTGGTCGTGCAGGGGGACCTGGTCGGCGTGGCGAAGCTCGACATCAAGGCGGGCCAGCTCGGGGCCCTGGCGGTCGAGGGAGTCTTCGACTTCGCCAAGGCGACCGGTTCTGCCGTCACCGTCGGGGCTTTGGTGTATTGGAATGCCACCGCGCAGCAGGCGACCACGACGGCTACCGGAAACAAGCTGCTGGGCAAATGCGTCCGCGCCGCCGCGGCAGCCGACGCGCGGGTCCGTTTTCGGCTGAGCCAGTAAGCGATCATGAAGGCGATCTTCGTCCACGATGGGGCCACCATCGACTACACGCCGGCGGCCGACGTGGCGGCCGGGGACGTGGTCGTGCAGGGGGACCTGGTCGGCGTGGCCAAGCTCGACATCAAGGCGGGCCAACTCGGGGCCCTGGCGGTCGAGGGAGTCTTCGACTTCGCCAAGAGCACGGGCGTCGCCTACACGGTCGGCCAGATCCTCTACTGGGACGACACGAACAACGTCGTCACGACGACCGCGACGGGCAACAAGCCGCTCGGCAAGGTCGTGCGTGCCGCTGCGACCACCGATACCACTGTGCGTGTACGCTTAAGCCAGTAATGCCATGCCCGACCTCTTGCAAACCGGCTCCGACTGGCTGGCCGACCAGCTCAAGACACATGCCTCACGGCAAGTTGTCTACCGCCGTGGTGCATTCGAGGTCGCGGTTCTAGCCACGGTGGGCCGGACGCTGCTCAAGCTCGACGACGGCTACGGCGGTGTGCGGATGGAATGGACCGACCGCGACTTCCTGATCCACGCCGCGGACCTGGTGCTCGGGGGTGTGCCAACGCTGCCGCAACGAGGCGACCAGATCCGCGAGACGCAGGGTGCCAAGACCTTCATTTACGAAGTTATGGCGCCGGGCCAGGAGCCAGCGTGGCGCTGGTCCGACGTGTACCGGAAGGTGCTGCGGATTCACACCAAGCAGGTCGGGACGGAATAGATGGCCGTCATCCTGGACATCGCCGATGCCGTGGTCGCCCAACTGAACGCGACTCCGTTCAGCCGGCCGGTCACCGCCGTGCGGCACTACCAGCCGCGGTTCGAGCTGGCGGAGATGACCAGCCTGAAGGTCAGCGTCGTGCCGCGGGCGGTGGTCGCGAACGGGCTCGACCGCAACCGCGATAGTTTCGAGTACCAGATCGACGTGGCGGTGCAGCAGCGGACTGACATGAGCCAGGCGTCTTTGGACGCCCTGATGACGCTGGTCGAGGAGATCGCCGACCACTTCCGCACGCAGCCATTGGCCAGCTATCCGAACGCCCGCTGCACCGAGGTGAAGAACGAGCCGGTCTACTCGCTGGAACACCTGGACGAGTTCCGCCAGTTCACCAGCGTCATCACGCTGACCTTTCGCGTGTGGAGGTGAGGCATGATCGGCATGACGCTCCAGGCGGTCAAAGGCGGCTTCTTCGACCGCGATAAGGTCCAGCGGTCGGTCGATGCCGGGACGCGGAAGGTGCTGTCGAAGTTCGGCGCGTTCGTGCGGCAGCGGGCCAAGACCTCCATCCGCAAGCGCAAGGGAACGAGCCCGCCGGGGTCGCCACCCTATTCGCACGTGGGATTGCTGCGGAAGTTCATCCTGTTCGCCTACGACCCGCAGCGCCAAAGCGTCGTCATCGGCCCGACGCTGCTGCGAGACGATTCCCAAGCACCCCGGCTCTTGGAGCACGGCGGCACGGCGGTGATCGAGGACCGGGGCGGCCAGCGCCGCGCGCGCTACCGGCCCCGGCCGTTCATGCGGCCGGCCCTGGAAGCGGAAATGCCCCGACTTCCTGCTTTGTGGCGGAACTCGGTTCGCTAAGGAGACACGCTTATGGCAGTCAAACTCGGTCTTGATGCCAGGCTGTATCGGAACACGGGGACCTACACCGTGCCCGTGTGGAACGAGATCAGGAACGTCAAGGACGTGACCTTGAACCTGGAAGCCGGCGAGGCGGACGTGACCACACGCGGCTCGCTCGGCTGGCGCGCTACGGTTGCCACGCTCAAGGATGCGTCGATTGAGTTTGAGATGGTCTGGGACACGGCCGACGATGACTTCGCCGTGATCCGCGACGCATTCCTCAATCGTGCAGCGTTGGAGTTCGCGGTGATGGACGGCGACATCGGAACTAGCGGCTCGCAAGGGTTGCGGGCGACTTGCATGGTGACCAACTTTAGCCGCAACGAGGCACTCGAGGAGGCCATCACCGTCAGCGTCACGGTCAAGCCCACATACTCGGTCAATCCGCCGGCCTGGATCGTCGTTCCCTGATCCCCCTGAGGAGGCACCATGCGTTCGATTCCGTTGGTCTGTCTGGTCCTGGCACTCGCCCCCGCCGCGGCGCGGGCAGACACGCTCCGCATCGCGGGCGAGACGAAGTACAAGCCCCACTCCCTGGTCCGGCTGCGTGCCGAGAACGTCGATCCCAAAGCCGCGCTCTTGTGGCGCGTCTACCCCTCGCAGGGCGTGCAGCGGGCGACCACCCCGCGCGGGGTGCTGGAGTTCGTCGCCCACCCCGGCACCTACGAGGTGGAATTGCTCGTCATCAGCAACACCGACGGCAACCTCTCGGTCGAGGAAGCCCGTGTTAGCGTGACTATCGAGTCCTGCACGCCGGTGCCGCCGGTGCCGCCCAAGCCCGACCCCAAGCCGCCGGAGGGCGGCAAGCTGGACCCGGTCAATGCCCTGGGCCGCATCCGCTTCGGGAACGCCGGCTGCACCGCGACCGTGATCGGCCCGCGGCGGCCCGACGGCCGCTGGGACGTGCTGACCGCCGCCCACTGCGTCTCGGGCGTGGGGGCGCGAGGGACGCTGACCCTCAAGGACAACCGTTCGTTCGGGATCCGCGTCGTGGCCTACCACAAGACGCCGGACGTGGCCTGGTGCGTCACCGACGACGAGGTCAAGGACCTGCCCTACGCCGTGATCGCCGAGAGCAATCCGCCGGTCGATACGCCGGTCTGGCACATGGGCTTCGGCGTGGACCGACCGGGCAACCGCGAGGAGGGCGTCGTGGTTGTCGGCGAGAACGCCCAAGGTCAGTTGCAAATGCGACTGAGCGTATCCTCGGGCGACTCCGGCGGTGGCATTTTCCGGGCCGACACCAACGAACTCGTCTCGGTGGTCTGCTGCACCAGTGAGGTCGGTCGGCGGGTGGCCATGTGGGGCGCCGCCGCCGAAGTGATTCGCCGCACCCGGCCGAAGCCTGCCGACGCCGAGGACGCCTGGGTGCCCGTACCGATCCCCATTCGCGCCTGGCCCATCGATCATGACGACGGCTGGCAGCCGCTGCCAGTTCCGATCTGCACGGCGGGCCACGACGTCAAGCCATGATCGAGGATCGAATTATGGAACCCCTGGCCGGCCTAAACGTGCTTCACTTCCTGGTCTTCGCCGACAGGGCTTGCCGCCGTCTGCTGGCGGCCTTCGCCGAGGAAGGGGACGCCAAGAGTTACATGCACCTGCATTGCCCGTGCTCGGGAGTCATCATCGACCGCCGCCAACTGGAACAACCCAGCGCAGGAGAGTGACGATGCACACCTTTACCGACAACGCGGGGCGGACCTGGACCATCGCCATCAACGTGGCGGCGATCAAGCGCGTCCGGGGCCTGCTCAATGTCGACCTGTACAAGCTGGTGGACGACGGCTTCAAGCCGCTGGGCGCCCTGGTCGGCGACCCGGTGATGCTCGCGGACGTGCTGTACTGCCTCTGCAAGGACGAGGCGGACGCCAAGAAGGTCAGCGACGAGGACTTCGGCCGGGCGCTGGCGGGCGACGCGATCACCCTGGCCACGGACGCCTTCCTGGAGGAACTGATCGATTTTTTCCCCGAAGCGAGGGCGCGGAGCAGCCTGCGCAAGATCGTGGCCGAGAGCCGGAAGGTCCGGGACCGGCTGCTGGGCCGGGCGGAGAAGGTCCTGGAGGGCTTCGACGCCGACCGCGAAGCGAACAGGTTGTTGCGCTCCTTTGGCATTGCGCCGGAGTCCTCGGAATCGACCCCGGACCTTTCACCCTCCGGGAACTCGTCTTGATGGCCGAGGCCCGTTGCCGGGAACGCTGGTCCCACACGTCGGCGGTGCTGGCACTCCTGGCGAATTGCCATCGCGACCCGCGCAAGAAGCCGACGCCCTACAAGCCGGCAGACTTCAACCCTTACCAGCGTCGGCGGGAGCTGCCGGTGCGCAAGGCGTCGATTGAGGTGCTCAAGCAGGTGTTCGTGGACAGGAGGTGAGGATGGCCGCCGCTTCGGGGATTCGCGCCGGTGCCGCCTACGTCGAGTTGTTCGTCAAGGACAGCCGGCTCGTCAAGGGGCTCAACGCCGCGGCCGCGAGGCTAAAGGCGTTCGGCGCGAGCATCATGTCGGTGGGGGCGGGGATCGTGGGCCTGGGGACCACGCTCGCGCTCCCCTTCCTGGGCGCGGCCAAGCTGTTCGCGGACATGGGCAGCGACATGCTCGACATGTCGCAGCGGACGGGCGTGACGGTGGAGGCACTGTCTGAGCTGCGCTACGCCGCCGAGCAGTCGGGCTCCGGCGCGGAGGACCTGGAGAAGGGCCTCCGCACGATGAGCCGGAGCATCATCGAGGCCGCCCGCGGGTCGGCGCAGGGCCGGCGGAACCTGTCGAGGCTGGGGCTGACCATCGCCGACCTGACCGGCCTGTCGCCCGACCAGCAGTTCGAGCTGATCGCCGACCGCCTGTCGCGGATTCAGAACCCGGCCAACCGCGCCACGATTGCGATGGAGATCTTCGGCCGGACGGGGGCCAACCTGTTACCGTTGCTCTCCTCGGGAGCCGAAGGTATCCGCGAGCTACGCGACGAGGCAGATCGTTTAGGCTTGACTATGAGTACCGAAGATGCCGAAGCGGCGGAGGCCTTCGGCAATGCCTTGAATGCTCTGTGGAAGGCGCTCAAACAGGCCGCGTTCTCCGTCGGAGCAGCCCTGGCCCCAGCCATCCAGCAAGTGGCTCAGTGGATCACCCGGGTGGTGGCCCTCATCGGCAGCTGGCTCCAGGAAAACCGCGCGCTGATCAGCATCATCGGCGCGGTCGTGGCCGGCATCGCCGGCGTCGGTGCAGCCCTCCTGGTCCTCGGCCCGCTCCTTTCGGCCATCGGCTCGGCGATTGGCCTGGTCACGTTCGCTATTTCCGCGGCCACGACCGCCGTCAGCCTACTGGGTGCAGCCATCAGCTTTTTGCTATCCCCCATCGGCCTGGTCGTCGCCGCCGTGGGCGGCATCGCGGCCGCCGTCCTGTTCGCCACCGACGAAGGCAACCTGGCCCTGGAATCCTTGGGCCAGGGGTTCGAGCAACTGCTGGGTGTGGCAGGAACCGCCTGGCAAGGCATTCAAGATGCCATCGCGGCCGGCGACCTGGCCGGGGCAATGGAGGTTGCCTGGCTCGGCATCCAGGTCGTCTGGGAGACCGGCATCGCCGCCCTCACCGCCGCCTGGCGCAGCTTCAAGTCGTTCTTCGTCGAGCTGTTTTGGAGCGCCGTCTACGCCGTGGCCCGCGCCTTCAACACCGCCTGGACGGGGATCGAGATCGCCTTCTGGACCGTGGTCAACGCCCTGGCGGACGGCTGGGACATGTTCTGCACAGGCCTGCGGATCGCCTTCAACGAGTTCGTCGGCTTCTTCCGCCGGGCCTGGGCGCGGGTGCGGAACATCTTCAATCGTGAGTCGGCGCAGCGCGAGATTGAGGCGATCAACCGCGAGGTCGAGCAGCAGAACCGCGAGGCCCGCGCGCGGCTTGACCGAAGAGTGCGGGAACTGGCACCGCGTGTCGAGCAGGCGCGGGAGGCCGGCCGGCAGCGCGAGGAAGCGCTGAACCAGATGCAGGAAGAAGAGCGCCGCGAGCGGCAGCGGGAGCTGGAGGCGGCCAACGCTGCCGACCAGGAGCGTGTCGCCGCTGCCCAGCGGGCGCTGGAACAGCGCGCCGCCGAGCTGGCCGCTCAGCGCGAGCAGGCGGAACTCGAACGCGAGCTGGCGGCGATGGAGCGTGAGAAGCCTCTGCGGCGTCGCCCCGAGTTCGACCTCGAAGGGTTGGACGAGGCCGAGGCCAAGACCGACGTCAAGGGCACCTTCAGTGCCTTCGCCGTCGCGGGCCTCGGGTCCGACAGCCTAGCCGAGCGCACCGCCCGGGCCAGCGAACAGATCGCCAAGAACACCGACAAGCTGGTCCGCGAGGCCCAGAACGGCGGCCTGGTCTTCGCGTGAGGAACAGAACATGCCGGTCATCATCGAGCGTTACGACAGCCGCGAGAGTACCGTGGGGGTCGAAAACCCGTCCGTGGACCTGATCTATGTGGTCGATGGGACGGAAAGCGATGCCGTGGTCCGGGCTCTGGTCGAGTCCACCATCCCCGCGCTGTATGCCGGCCTGGTCTTCCAGAGTTACCACATCGCCCACCAGGGCGGCGGGCTGTGGGAGGTCTCGGTTCGCTACGGCAAGAAAGAGCCGAAGGAGCCGGGAGAGTCGTCGTTTTCATTTGACACCGGCGGCGGGACCACCCACATCACGCAAAGCCTGCAAACAGTCAACAGCTACGCCCCGCCAGGTGAGGACCCGCCTGACTTCAAAGGGGCCATCGGCGTCAACAACGACTCGGTCGAAGGGACCGACATCACCATCCCGGTCTACAACTTCAAGGAAACGCACTACATCCCCATCGCGCTGGTCACGCCCGCCTACAAGGCGACCCTCTTCTACCTCACGGGCAAGGTCAACGGCGCGCCCTTCAAGGGCTTCGCGCCGGGCGAGGTGCTCTTCCTGGGGGCCTCGGGTTCGCAGCGTGGCACCGAAGACTGGGAGATCACCTTCAGTTTCGCCGCCAGCCCCAACGTCACAGGGCTCGTCGTCGGCGACATTACCGGCATCGACAAGAAGGGCTGGGAATACCTCTGGGTCCGCTACCAGGACGCCGAAGACGCCGACGTGCTGGTTAAACAGCCCGCAGCCGTTTACGTGGAGCAGGTTTACCCGTATGGGGACTTCTCGCTTTTGGGGATCGGCACCTGATGGCTGGCGACGCCTTCAAGAAGGTCCAGCCGGGCCAACGGCTGGAGATCACCGCCGAGGCGTACAATGCCTTTCTCGACGCCGCCCGCGCCGTACGCAAACACAAGCAGTTCGGCACCGAGGCATCACCGTTCTTCCGCCAAAGCGGCATCGTCAAGGTCAAGAACGCCTCCGGTTCCGACCAGGCACGCTTCGCCGTCCTAGGTCTGACGACTCCCCTCATCCTGCCTGCCGACAACCTCGACGAGTTCAAGCGGCAGGTGACGTTCCAGGGCGTGGTCCCCGTGCAGAACCATCATGCGGGGCGGTTCGCCGTCCTGCTGGAGCCGGTGGCGGCAGGCCAGATCGGCCTGGCCGTCATCGCCGGCGTCGTCCCCGTGCGGCTGGCGGTCGATCCGGCGCAGCTCTACGACGGCGCGGAGATCATCCCCGGTGATACCGAGAAGCTGCGCAACGTGCCGCATGGTTCGGCACGGGTGCTGTGGATTCAACCCTACGACCCAAGCGATCCGTCGTCGCTGTATCGGCGGTGGGCCATTGTGCGGCTGGATCACGGCGACGCCCAGGCCCACGTGCTGATCACCAGCAACGTGCCGGATGAGAACGGCTACTACCCCGGCGAGGTGCAGCGCTACGACGTGGCGACCAAGACCTGGCAGACGCTCTTTCCGTGCAAGGTGGTGGACATCAACCAATGATCCGGGAGCAACGCTACCTGGCCCGCTGCGTGGGCTCGAAAGACGACGTACCGTTCTACGCCGTCGGCTGCCCGGGCATCCCGGCAATCGGCCCATCACCTCTTCCATGTTCAAATAACTTTGCGTTCTCCTTGCCGGTCAGAGAACCAGAACACCGCCGCTAGCCGGCCGCAACGGATTCGGCAGGATTGGTCAGGTGCTGACACGGTTTGTCGACGCTCGCAATACCCGCCAGAACAAGCTTATTTTGCAATAGTGAGCAGCCGACCAAGGCAGACAGTAGCGGCCGCTCACCGCTTCGGGCCGCCCTTGGTCGGCTTGCCCTTGTGGTCGAGGCGGTGGTCGTCCGTCTGCGGAGCCGGGTGCCCCTGGCCTACCTGGTCCTGCGCGAACTTGAGGGCCGCCTTTTCGGCGTCCTGCCACTCGCCCTTCTTGGCTATGGCGACGATCTTGTCGAAGCTTTCCTTCTCGGCGGGCGTCATCTTTCCCTCGCGGGATAGCTTCTCCAACCCCTGCTCGACCTTCGCTAGCCGGGCTAAGTCTTTGGTGTTGCAGGCGGTGTACAAGAGCTTCATCAGTTCCAGCGACTCCTTGCTGGACACCGCCGGGTACTGGCGGCATCCCGGCCACCAGATGACCAGCAGTGGAATCGCCAGTACCCCAGCGATCCCTACCAGCCACCAGAGGCGGCGGCGGTCGGGGGCCTCGTCGTCGTGGTTAGAACTCACCGGGTACATCCCCCATGTTCATGCTGGACAGCGCGGCCCAAGTGTTGAGGTTGATTGAGGTCGGGATGAACTGGACGTGGCCGTCGCCGAACAGTACCAGCCCGCCGCCACTCCCCCAAGGGGCATACATCTGGCAGACGTGGCAGGTCGGGAAGCTCGGCGGGTGAATGACCCCAGGCTCACCCGCCGCTGGGCCGCTGTGACACATGACCAACGTCGCGGGGCCGTCGCACTCGGTGAACGGGAACAGGTTGGGGTCGATAGGGCAGCATACCGCATCGGGGTGGACGCCGACCCACGTCTTGTCACTGACCGTCGTGTGCTCGCCAACGAACACGGTATTCGAAAGCCCGTCGGTCACGTCCGCGATGCGTACCCTGGAGTTGCGGTAGAACGGGCCGGTGCCAGGGATGCCTGACAGGTCGTGCCGGGGGTACGCCCAGGACTCGTCCTGCCCGTTGTTCACCACGTAGTGCGACCGGCCCCACTCGGCCAACACAATTCCGGACTCGTTCATAACCAGTATTGTGGGGCTGCTGTTCGGCGCGGCGGGGTTGATGAACACTTGGAGGTTCGTCTTCACCAGGGTGGCATTGGCGGGGTGCCAGGCCGGCAGGTCGAGGCGCAGCTGCTTGTATAGGTTTTCCTGCTCCAGGTAGGGGAGCAGCTGTACCCCCCATCCCCAGCCCGGCGGGGCGTCGAGGGTTTCCGGGTTCGCGCTCGGGTCACGCGTGTTCGCCAGATAGCCGGCCGGGAACCGGCCGAGGCTGTCGTGGTGGTTGTGCATCGCTAGCCCAATCTGCTTGAGGTTGTTCGCGCTCTGCATCCGCGCGGCGGCCTCCCGAACCTTTTGCACGGCAGGCAGGAGGAGGCCGATGAGGATGCCGATGATGGCGATAACCACCAGCAATTCGATCAGCGTGAGCGCCGACCGGCGAAGCCTCTGACTCATAGTGGACACTGGCTTGGGCATCCTTGCTGGATTCACTGCCACAATACGAACTTGCGTCAATCGCGTAAGGACTTGCGACGCTTGTTTGCGCAAGGATGCCAAAGCCGTGGACACTCCTTGGGTAAGGGAAAAGGTTAGTGGGTTCCTATCCGATGCCCCGGACAGGTTGAGGCGATCCTGGTGAGCGGTGGTCATGATGTCTCCTTTCTGTGACGAGTCCGAGAACACAACAGAAGCAGCGCATGGAGAAGTTTGCGCTCAGTCTTTTTTATTAGTCTAGACTAAAAGTAATTTTAGTCTAGACTAAATAAGTGGCAACATCCACGCGCATTTGTCGGTTGTACCAACTCGCAGGAGGGGGTAGGTCTGTGCCTCGCCAGCACCGGCGAAGGGCATCAGCGCCCGGTCCATGGGTCGGAACAGATTCGGGGAGGACGCCTGTCAACGTGCTCGACATCGAGTCCTTGCCCTCATACACGGTCGAGACGGTGGCGACGTTCAGGTCCGGCCGTTTGAGGAAGTCATGTTCGGACTTCGGGTCCGTGAGTTGCTCCATCGACCGCTTGTCCTCTGCGGACAACGACTCCCGAAGCTGTCCGCGGAGGTAAGTGCGCAGGTTCGCTGCCTGGGTGAGGGTGAATGGCGGGCCGACCTGGAAGAGGTCAGCCGGCGCCGGGCCGCCGGCGTCTACTACGGCGAGCACAGGATGCTCTGCCGGCTTTTGGGCGAGTACCTCGCCTTCGTCGATACTCGCGACTTCATGCTCGGGCCGCGCTTGGTGCTGGACGGCTTCTGGGAGGCGTGGGTGACGCTCGCCTTGGCGTGGTACATTCAACCGGGCTTTCACTGCGTCGATGTCGGGGCGAACTACGGCTACTACGCGCTGCTGATGGCCGCCGCCTGTGGCCCGCAAGGGCGAGTGGTCGCGTGCGAGCCGAACCCGCTCCTGGCGGGAACCTACCTGCCGCAGAACATGGCGCTCAACGGGTTCTACCACGGCGTCGAGATCTGTCCGAAGGTCGTCGGCAACGTGGACGACCGCACGGTGGACTTCGTTCTGCACGACGGTGACTTCGCTACGTCGTCGCTGGAGCGCTGGGCCTACGCCCACCGCTGCGGCATGGTCCAAGTGCCGGCGATCACCCTCGACCGCCTCTGTGCCGACTGGCCCCGCCTCGATCTTGTGAAGATCGACGCCGAGGGTGCGGAGGCCCTGGTCTGGGAGGGGATGCAGAAGACGCTGCGTCGCTTTCTACACGCCGCAATTGTCCTCGAGCTGCACCTCCAGCGCGACTCGCCGCAGACGGTCGGTTTCCTGCACCAGATCGAACGCGCCGGCTACCTGCTCCGCGCCATCAACTACGAGGGCGAGGTGGTGCCGGTCGAGGCCGACACGATCCTGGCCAATCCGCAGGAGCACTGGACTCTCTGGCTCGTTCGATGATCGAGAGCAACGCCGAGGCGAGACAATCGGTCAATTCAAAAAAATGGAAAAATTTACTTGAAAGAGGGGTATTTTTGGGTCGTGGCACGTTCGGCCGCGATCTCGTCTTGGTCGGATCACATCTTTGGATCGTCGCGCGTGCCCGCTGGTGGAGACGACGCCATGAGCCAGCACCCCATGCGAAAGCCCCTCTCGTCCTGGGTTCGGAAATGGTTCACGCCGCGCCGGCTGCGGCCGATTCGCCGCAACCCCCATCTGGAACTCGAACCACTCGAGCCGCGGGAGATGCCCGCGGCCAATCCGGTTGTGGCGTTGGGAGCCGAGGCCGGGCAACTGCCGTTGGTTCGCATCCTCGACCAGCAGGGGACACTGATCCGCTCGTTCGCTGCTTACGACGCTTCGGTCAAAGCCGGGGTCCGCACGGCGGTCGCTGACCTGAATCGGGATGGCGTCAACGACATCGTGACCGCGCCTGGCCCGGGAGCAGCTCCTTTCGTCAAGGTTTGGGACGGAGCCAGTGGTACGTTGCTGAACCAGTTTTGGGCGTATGACCCCGCCTTTCGCGGTGGCGTACAGGTGGCCGCGGGCGAAATTGGACGCGGCGAGGTTGGCGTCGTCACCGGTCCCGATCAAGGCAGTTCGCAGGTGCGGGTGTTTAACAGCCAGGGGGTGCTCCGCACCGGTTGGGACGTGTTTGGCCCGTCGTCCACGAGTGGGGTTCGCGTGGCCCTCGGCTATGCGGCCAATGGTAACGCGGCGGTGTTCGCGGCCGCGGGGCCGGGGAGCACCGCACAAGTCCAGAGCATCGAGATCCGCACAGGCCAAACGCTGGCCAGCTTCACGGCGTATGCCCCGGCGATGACGGGCGGAGTCTGGATCGCGGCCGCCGACCTGACCGGCGACGGCGTGAGCGAGATCGTCACCGGGACCGGGCCGGGGTACGCGCCGCAGGTCAAAGTATTCAGCAGCACGGGCCGGCCGCTGACCGAGTTCCTGGCGACGTCCGCTTCGGACCGCAACGGCGTGCCGGTCGGTGTCGTCACGGGCCGGGAGGGCCAGCCGCAGATTGCCACTCTGGTCGGCAGCGGCCGCAGCAAAGAGGTGCGGCTGTTCGATCCGCGTTCCAGCGGCACGCCGACTCCGCTGGTGTCGTATCGAGCGGCCGGGACCGGCTCGCTAGGTACCCCGAGCGACCGCAGTGAGGTCAAACGCTTCGATGCGACCAACCCGACGCCACGGACGCTGCGGCAGTCCTATCGTCATCGCGCGATTGAGGTGACGGCCGCCGGCTACTCGTCCTTCCCGGTCCGCTACGGCGATGGGGTGGTGCGCTTCGGCGAAAGCGACTTGGCCTCGGACGGCTTCGGCACCGCGTGGGGAGTGACGCGGAGCTGGACCAATGAGGGAGCGTACAGCCAGGGGCAGAATGTCGGCCGCGGCTGGATCATTGCCGAGACGCCGTCGCTGATCCGGGAAGTCGATCCGTTCTCGGGGGCCGTGGTGCTGACGGTGGTCACCGGCGGCACCGCCCAACAGGTCTTCGATGAGCAGCCCGACGGCTCCTATGTCGGCCGCGGCGGCATCCTCGACACCTTGGTGTATGAGTCAGCGGCAGGCCAGTACCGCTTGACCGCGCCGGATGGAACCGAGCTGTGGTTCTGGGACTTCGACCCGGCCAAGCCGGCCCAGCAGCAGGGCCAGTTCCTCCGGCTGGAAGACCCGAAGGGGAACGTCACCGAGGTGACGACCCTCCTGCCCGATGGCCGCATCGGCGAGGTGCAGCGCTCGGCCCCGGCCAGCGGTTCGACCGTCACCGAGTCGTACCTGTTCAGCTACGTGACCGGCGGGGTCAACGCCGGGTTGATCGCCTCGATCACGCAACGTCGCCGGGTGGGGACGGGGCCGTGGAGTACCGTCCGCAAGGCCGAGTACGTCTACTACCACGGCGTCGAGCCGCACGGCAGCGCCGGCGACCTGAAGACAGTCGTGGTCAAGGACGCGGCAGGCGCGGTCCTCGAGACCAGCTATTATCGCTACTACGTGGCCGGGGAAAGCAGCGGTTACGAAGGCGGGTTGAAGTATGTGTTCCGGCCACAGGCCTACGCCCGGCTGGCAGCCAACGTCAGTAACCCGGAGACGGCGACCGATGCCCAGATCGCCCCGTATGCCGATCACTACTTCGAGTACGACGACCAGTTCCGCGTGACCCAGGAGATCGCCGCTCGGGCGGGAGATGACGACAACGGCGGGCGTGGTACCTTCACCTTCAGCTACACGACCAACGAACTCGCCTTGGGCGGCGACCCAAACGCCTGGGTCGTCAAGACGGTGGAGACACTGCCCGACGGCAACCAGAACATTGTGTACACCAACGCCAATCGTCAGGTGATGCTGAAGCTGTTCCAGGACACGGCCACCAGTCAGCGATGGCGAACCTATTACCGGTATGATGCGGCCGGACGGTTGATTTTAGCTGCCCATCCGTCGGCGGTGACCGGCTACGACGAGACCTCGCCCGACCTGCTGGTCAACCAGTGGGGCAACTATCAGTACCTGTCCGACACGACGGGTCTGATCACGGTCTGGACCTATGGGACGCTCACAACGGCCACCGAGACGACATCGGGCGATGCTGCTGGCCGGCTCAAGCAGGTGGCGGTGCAGCGGGGTGAGTTCGGCACGGCAGTCCCGCAGCAGAATGTGACAGTTGGCTTTGGGATGGACTTTGACGGCGATGCTTCGAGTGAGTTCGGCACGGCAGTCCCGCAGCAGAATGTGACCTACATCCAGCGAACGGCGGGTGGGTCGGGGCTGTTTTTCGTAGCTAACGTCACGGCCTACCGCAACGACGACGGCACTGGGCCGGTCACGACCAGTTACGCCTACACCTGGCAGGGAACGACGGCGCAGCCGGAGTCCATCACCGTCACGCTGCCGGTGGTTTCAACGGAGCAGAACGGTCCGGGCACGGCAACGACGGTCACCACGGTGTTCGATGCGTTCGGTCGACCGATCTGGCAGAAGGACGGCGGCGGGTTCCTCACTTACCTTGAGTACGATCTGGCGACCGGGGCGGTGGTGAAGGAAATCCGCGATGTGGACACCACACAGACCGCGACCTTCACCAATTTGCCCAGCGGTTGGGCCACGCCGGCCGGCGGCGGCCTGCACCTGACGACGACCTACGAGGTGGACGCCCTCGGCCGCGTGACCAAGAAGGTGCATCCCAACGGCCGGACCGATTACTTCATCTACAACGACCTGAGCAAGGAAGTCCGCACCTACGCCGGCTGGGACGCCAGCACGAATATACCAACCCTCCCGACCCAGGTAGTCCGCGCCGACTGGGCCAACGGCTATGTCGAGACCCTGACTATGTCGGCCGCACCCACCGTCAATGGTGGTCGGCCGACCGGAACCGAAGCGATCAGCGCTTTGCAAACGCTGTCCCGCAGCTACACCAACGCCGGCGGCCAGGTCACGCATGAGGACGCTTACTTCAACCTGGCTGGACTGACCTACGCCACCTCGACGACCCTGGGCACGGCCAACACGCACTTCTACCGCACCGAGTTCGGCTACGATGCCGCCGGTCGGCTCGACCGCACGCTGTCGCCCACCGGCACGATCTACCGGACAGTCCGGGACGGCCTGGGTCGGGTCGTCAGTCAGTGGGTCGGGCTGGACGACACGCCGACCAGCGGCGTCTGGAGCCCCAGCAACACCGCCGGCACCGACCTGGTGAAAATCAGCGAGAACGAGTACGACAACGGCGGCACCGGCGACGGCAACCTGACGAAAACGACACAGTTCCCCGGCCTCGGGGCTACGCCGCGGATGACGCAGCTCTGGTACGACTGGCGCAACCGTCCGGTGGCCGTGAAGTCCGGGGCTGAGACGAGTGAGTCGGATACGGTCAATCGTCCGCTGTCGTATGTGGAATACGACAATCTCGGACAAGTGACGGTCGCCGAGGTCTACGACGGTGACGGCGTGAGCGTGGTCGATGGCGATGGCGACGGCGTGCCCGACCGACCAGCCGCCTCGTTATTGCGGGCCAGGAGCGTCACCAGCTACGACGACCTCGGCCGGGTCTACCGGACCGCGGTCTACAGCGTCGATCCGCTCACCGGGGCTGTCTCGACCCACGCCCTCACCAGCAACATCTGGTACGACGCCCGCGGGCAAGTGGTCAAGGTCGCCTCGCCCGGCGGGTTAGTTGAGAAGTACCAGTACGACGGTGCAGGTCGGGTCACCAAAACCTACACGACTGACGGCGGCGGGGACGCCAGCTACGCCGACGCCTTCACCGTCGCCGGTGACATCGTGCTGTCACAGGCCGAGTATGCCTACGACGCCAACGACAACCTGTTGCAGACGACCGTTCGCCAACGCTTCCACGACGCCACGGGCACGGACGAGCTAGGGACGCCCACCAGCGGCATTGGCGCCCGCGTCAGCTACGTGGGCTTCTACTACGACCTAGCCGACCGGCTCATTGCCACCGTCGATGTCGGCACCAACGGTGGCAGCGCCTGGACGCGACCCGGCACCGTCCCGACCCGCTCCGATACCGTGCTGGTAACCAGCCAGACCTACAACGCCGCCGGCTGGCTGGAAGCGATCACCGACCCCAAGGGCATCGTCAGCAAGACCCACTATGACAACCTCGGCCGCACCACCAAGACCATCGCCAATTATGTCGATGGCCTTGTCGGCGACGACAACGACATCACCACCGAGTACACCTATAACGCGGTCGGCCAAACCAGCCTGACCAGCCGACGCCCCGACGGCAGCGGCCAGACCACCCAGTGGGTCTACGGCGTCTCTCTGGCTACCGGCAGCGGGCTCAACTCCAACGACCTCGTCGGCCAGACCCGCTGGCCCGATCCGAACACGGGCAATGCCAGCAGCGCCGAGCAGGAGACGGTGACGGTCAACGCCCTGGGCCAGACGCTGACGGCGACCGACCGCAACGGCACCGTCCACACGCTGAGCTACGACGTGCTGGGCCGGCTGGTCGCGGACGCCGTGACGACGCTGGGCGCGAACGTGGACGGTTCCGTGCGCCGCATCAAATACGCCTACGATTCGCAGGGTAATACGTCGCTCATCACCAGTTACGACGCAGCCACGGGCGGCAACATCGTCAACCAGGTGAAGCGGGAGTTCAACGGCCTGGGGCAGCTCACCAGCGAATGGCAGGAGCACGCCGGGGCGGTGACCGGTGGTTCGCCGCGGGTGCAGTACACCTACTCCGAGATGTCCGGCGGGGCCAACCACAGTCGGCTCACCAGCATCATCTACCCCAACGGCAAGGTGCTGAACTACAACTACGCCGCCGAGCTGGACGATGCCATCAGCCGGCTGTCCTCGCTGTCGGACAACTCCGGGGTGTTGGAGAGCTACGACTACCTGGGCGAGTTCCTGGTGGTGGCCCGCAAGCACCCGCAGCCGGGCGTGGACCTGAGCTACATCAAGCGAACAGGCGAAGCCAACGGTGATGCGGGCGACCAATACACGGGCCTGGACCGCTTCGGCCGCATCGTTGATCAGCGCTGGCTGAAAAGCAGCGACGGTACGGCGGTGGACCGCCTGCAATACACCTACGACCGCAACGGCAACCGCCTGAGCCGGACCAACCTCATCAACGCTGCCTTCAGCGAGAGCTACAGCTACGACAATCTGAACCAGCTGACCGGCTTCACACGTGGCTCGCATAGCCGTAGTTGGGACTACGACGCCCAGGGGAACTGGCAGAGCGTCACCACCAACGGCAGCACGCAGACGCGAAGTCACAACGCCCAGAACGAGATCACCGGCATCAGCGGGGCGACCACGCCGACCTACGATGCCAACGGCAACCTGACGCGGGATGAGACCGGGCGGCAGTTCGTTTACGACGCCTGGAACCGCCTGGTGGCGGTCAAGGACGCTGGTGGGAATACGCTGAAGACGTATGCCTACGACGGCTATCATCGGCGGGTGCAGGAGACGGCAAGCGGCACGACGACCGATCTGTACTACTCGGATTCGTGGCAAGTGCTGGAGGAGCGCGTCGGCGGGCAGGCGAAGGCCCAGTACGTCTGGAGTCCGGTGTACGTCGATGCGTTGGTCCTGCGTGACCGCGACAGCAACAGCGACGGCACGCTGGACGAACGCTTGTACGTTGTGCAGGATGCCAATTACAATGTCACGGCGCTCTTTGACAACTCGGGCAACGTGGTCGAACGCTACGTCTACGACCCGTTCGGCCAGGTGACGGTCCTCGACGCCGGCTGGAGCGAGCGGGCCGCCAGCGCTTTTGCCTGGGTCTACCTGCACCAGGGCGGCCGGTTCGATGCGACGAGCGGGCTGTACCACTTCCGCCACCGCGACTACTCCCCCATCCTCGGCCGCTGGATCAGCCTCGACCCGCTGGGCTATGAAGCGGGGGATGTGAATCTGTACCGGGCAGTGTTCAATGCGCCGACGGTCTACACTGACCCAAGTGGGTTGATCGCTGCCCCATTCCCAGATGACTTCTCATACGGAATTGCGATACAGAACGCGGCAGCTGGTGGCCTGACGGGCTTCGGAGCAGGCCTCTGGTGGGCAGTAACGTTTGAAAATCTTCCTGACCCTTCAGGTAATGCTCGCCTCGGATACCAACCACCTCATGGCCGCTGGCAGAGAAGCTTCCATTTCGATGTACCACATCCTAACACTCCCTATAACTATCATCATATCAATGCTGAGTTTGGCCCATTTCGCAGGTTCAATCACACCAGGATTCCAAATTGGCTCTATCGATTAGGTAGTACCAATGTCCTGCGGACGGTGGCCCGGGGCACTATCGTTGTCGGTGTCGCGTGGGATACTTATACGATTGTGACCGCCCCACCAGGACAGCGTGGTCAGGCGGTCGGCGGAACTATAGGTGGCTGGGGTGGAGCCGCGGCCGGAGCAGCGATCGGCAGTATGATTTGCCCCGGGGTGGGGACAGTGATCGGTGGCCTTATCGGCGGATTTGGTGGCGGTACCCTAGGCTCTTGGATCGGCAGTTGGTTCTGACGATTACGAGGCTGAGCCTGATACGTCGAGGTAAGGTCAGTCGATAAACCAAAAAGCATTAGACTGAGGAGCTGCGGTGATAAGGTGGCTTTTTTCTTCCTTGCGGGAAGTGTTCGCTAGCATGCGTGCAAGGAATGCGGACGCCGAAGTGGGATATACGTTGTACACGAGGGAAAAAGGGCCAATCTGTTATGAGTTTCGTTTGTTCCCCTGGTCGTGGAACAACATCTCACGCGAATCGTTTTATCGGCAATTATTCAGCAGTTTCATACGTTGGTACTGGCAAAGTGCGCGCAGGTACGAGGCGGACCAAGCATCTGTCGGACTACAACTGCCCCCTAGGCGGCCGCTGACCCAACTTACAGAGTCGAACACCGCTGAATTTTCGCGGGATTTGGACGAACGTGACATAAATGGCGACATGAGAAGCATTGTACTATTCGGAGTAGACCCTCAGGCTTGCCCTGGTTCGTCCCTTCAGGTTTGGCTGAAAGATGCGCTCAAAGAATTTCTCGAACATGAACAAGGCCCACTCTGGCTAGTTATCGTTCAGATAGGCGATTGCAATCAGGAGCAAATCTTCGTTACGCATGCACCACCTGCCCCTGTCCAGGCGCTGCTGCGAGTGTGGGGTGTGGCAGATAGACCACCCCGGTGGGTACGTCGTTACCGCGCCTTAGGAGTAGCCCAATTGGAGTATCTGAGATCGCTCGACTGATCTTGGGGTTTGCCTAAGTTAGCTTGCGCTTCCCGCTTTTGCAACGGGTACGAGTATACTTCTAACTCCTTGGTCAATGGATCAACAGCAGGTGCTAAACTCCGACCTGCTGCCTGCGTTGCTTTCTTTGTGGCAATTCCAACTCAATTCGCTGCAAAACCTCCTGGCAGCCAGGCTAGATCGCAGTGACGCATTGTCAAGTCTGCCCTGCGTCAATGGTGTTGGTCCTTCGCGACCGCGACACCACCGGCGACGGCACGCTCGACGAGCGCTTGTGGGTGGTCCAGGACGCCAATTACAATGTCACGGCGCTCTTTGACAACTCGGGCAACGTGGTCGAACGCTACGTCTACGATCCGTTCGGCCAGGCGACGGTCCTCGACGCCAACTGGAACGTCCTGTCTGCTAGCACCTTCGCTTGGGTCTACCTGCACCAGGGTGGCCGGTTCGACGCCACCAGCGGGCTGTACCACTTCCGTTTCCGCGACTACTCCCCCACCCTCGGCCGCTGGAGCAGCCTGGATCCGATTCGCTACGCCGCGGGCGACGTCAACCTCTACCGCACGGTCTTCAACGCCCCGACGGTGTTTACGGATCCGAGTGGTCTTGCTGGCTCCAGTCTTTCCGAGAAGATCAAAGACACGTTTGATTTCTTCAAGAATATTGGTGACCACCTTAAACATTTGCCTGCCGCTACTAGAGCCAAGATTTTAGATCTAGCGTTGGATGTCGCTCAACTCGCGCTTGACATCGGCGGCATCTTTGAACCAACACCGTTCTGTGACATCACAAGTGGTGTGATTTCAGCTGGCCGAGGTGATTGGATAGGGGCGTTATTGAGCGGGGCAGGCGTTATTCCCTTTGCGGGAGACGTTGCCAAGGTCGGCAAAATTGCGAAGTACATCAAGTCCCTCGAGACTTTGGTAGGTCTAGCTAAGGAATCCCAGCCTGTTTTGCGAGCATTGGCACCGGGGCTCCGGCACCTGTATGACTTGCTAAAGGGCATGCCGCTTGAGAAAGCCCCCTCATGGCTTGACGATGTCATCGGCCCAATCACGAAACTCCGTGACGAACTGGGTAAGCTGATAGATCCAAAAACAATACTCGACACTCTGCCCGGTAGAATTGGTAAAACGGGGCCTATTAAAGAAGTGCCGGATGCGAAAGCGTTAGATGATCTGTTTGAATTGTTGACTTCTGGTGGCAAGACAGTACCGTCTCCTCCCACATATAAAGGAATCACAATACAGCTACCTGACGGCACCAAAATCAGGAGAAGGCCTGATTCGAAAAGCGGCGGTCCAACCCTAGACATTGACTTGCCCGATGGCACCTACATAAAAGTCCACATTCAGCTGCCATGAACCGCATTGATAAGAATATTGTCCAGCAAGTTGCTCAGGCCCTCATCGAAGAGTTGCATGAGGATTTGCTAAACCATGGCTGGGTCGAGCAAGCCGTAAAGCTCCGCTTGGGCAAGGACGCCCCTATCTCTTTGTACGTTCAGGCTATTTTAGAAGAGATGTTGAAGTCCGGGGAGGTTGAGATCGGTGAGACAAGAGCAGGGCGTCGACAAGGGCGTGATTATCTCGAGTTTATCGCCTGGAGAGGCACGGTCGAGGAACGCATTGCCAGAGCCATGAAGGAAGTAGAAAGATGGAGTGGTCCTGAGTGTGATCGTTCTTGGAAGTTATTCGCGTACTGGCTGTGTTTGCGAAACAACATCGATGATTATGAGGGGGATGGTCCCATAGTTACTGTAGATGAACCGAAGATCAACTGATGCGCACGCCTATCCTGTTACAGTCCTCAACTAGAGGTGCCGACGTCACCCTCGACGAACGCTTGCGAGTGGTCCAGGACGCGAATTACAATGTCACGGCGCTCTTTGACAACTCGGGCAACATCGTCGAACGCTACGTCTACGATCCCTTCGGCCAGGTGACGATCCTCGACGCCGGCTGGAACGTCCTGGCCGGCAGCACCTTCGCCTGGGTCTATCTGCACCAGGGCGGCCAGTTTGATGCTACCAGCGGGCTGTACCACTTCCGCCACCGCGACTACTCCCCCACCCTCGGCCGCTGGACCAGCCTGGATCCCATCCGCTACGCCGCCGGGGATGTCAACCTCTATCGGGTATTAGGCAACGGTCTGCCGAACCGGCTCGATCCGTTGGGGCTGTTCGACCTCTGGGACTGGCTCGCCAACGATGTGATCGGAACGGACAACGTGCTGAGCTGGGATTCGGTGCTGGGCAACCAGCACACTGGCTGGTTCGCCCAGACCAGCAACGCCGCCGCGGGAATGGGAAACACGGTCAGCATGGGGCTGACCCGTCGGGTACGTCTGGCCCTCGGCTATGACGATGTCGTTGACTACCACTCGGGAGCCTACGCCGTCGGTGAGGTTGCCAGCACGGGGGTCAACCTCGGGCTAGCCTTCGTCAACCCCTGTGCCGTCGGCGGCAGCATCAGGACTGGCGTGCGGGTGATCAACGGCATCCAGGCGTTTGGCGGTTCACTGAATGCTGGCGACAATCTGGCAGCAGGGAATTACGGTGCGGCGGCTCTGGACCTGATCGGGGTGGCGGGCAACAGCTTCCAGATGCTGCGGCCGTGCTTCCCGGGGGGAGGTGCAGGTCCTCACACGGCGGGGTTGGGTCCGCTGGGACAGCCTGACGACGAACGATGAGGTGTTGTCGCTGCCGGAGGCTGAGCCGGAAGGCGAGTTGGGGTATCGGCCGGTGGAGGAGGTGTTCCGGCGATGGGGTGTGATCTGGGAGGTGACGGTTGCGGGGCGGGTGCTGCGGACGACGGCGGAGCATCCGTTCTGGGTGCGAGGCAAAGGCTGGACGGCGGCGAAGGACTTACGGGCCGGCGATGCGTTGCGGTCGCACGATGGACAGTGGCTGGCGGTCGAGGGTGTTCGGGACACCGGCCGCGAGGAGGCGGTGTACAACTGCCGCGTCGCGGAGTACCATACGTACTTCGTCGGCGACGCCGCCTGGGGCTGGAGCGTCTGAGCGCATAATAGTTATGATCCAGCAAATGGGCTGGCCAGGAATGCGTTGGAAGGCGGTGGGTTCGCTCGTGGCATTACCGCTGAAGAGATCATAGCGATTAACCGTCAACTCGGTGGTGCAACAACTCTGACTGGAGATGTCTCTACGGTACTGGCCAACGCTGCACGTCGGCAAGGCTTCTGGAACAAGGCTGCCACAATCGTTCGGGACATCGCAGGTAGGCACATGTTCAACGATGCAAACAAGAGAACAGCCCAAGCCGTCGTCGAAGAGCTTATGAGGCGTAACGGCATCACCTCTGGGATTTCGCCCAATCAGATGCGAAGAGTAATCCAGAGGGTTGCCAGCGGCGAGTTGCGTGAGGTCGAGGATATTGCTCGCGCGTTAAGGGGGTTCTAGCCGTGGAAGAGAGTAATGTGAGGGCTGAAGCAGCCAAGGTAGCACGAGAACTTGGTCTGGCGAATGTTCCGCCGACTTGGGACGGCTGTGATACTGTCTGGAAGGTGCTTGAGGAGATGGCTAACAGTGGTTGCACTGTGGTCATAAAAATCGACGGACAGCGAAAGGAGCCTGAAGACAGTGGTCGGTATACGGTGGTTTTATCGGGAGGCCCGCTCGGAGAAGACTTCTTTCGCTTGGACACCGCTATACTTGAAGAAGGGTTGGCAAAAGCGATCCTGTACTTCGCTCGCAAGTGCTGGGGCAAAGTGTAGCGGCCCCGTCCATAAAAAACCGAAGTGCGCCTGCGGGACAAGATGATCCGCTGCATGATGAACACCGACTTCCTCGCCGAAGTCCTCACCCTTCAATGAGTTCGATATGCGCTGGCCCTGGGTTGCCGGGCGGGTGCTGCGGACGACGGCGGAGCACCCGTTCTGGGTGCGGGGCAAAGGCTGGACGGCGGCGAAGGACTTACGGGCCGGCGATGCGTTGCGGTCGCACGATGGACAGTGGCTGGCGGTCGAGGGTGTTCGGGACACCGGCCGCGAGGAGGCGGTGTACAACTGCCGCG